TCTTAATTTTAATGGTGGTTCAAATGTACAAATCGCTGATAGCAATTCTAAACAATCAATTAAATACTTTTTTGCTGACAAGTCTGTTATTGTGGCGCCTACTAAAAACATCACAATGCCAGATAAAGAAGTTACTTTTACATTAAAAAAAGATGACTTTGCTAGACTTCAAAAAGGTGTTACAACATTAAATCTACCAGATGTTGCTGTAAAAGGTGATGGTAAATCAATTACATTAGTTGCTACTGACAAAAAGAATAAATCATCAAATGATTATTCTATTTCTGTTGGTGAAACTGATAAAACATTTACAGCTTACTTTAAAGCAGAAAACTTTAAAATGGTATCTGACGATTATGATGTTGCTATTTCTAAACAAAAGATAAGTCATTTTGTAAATAGAAACAAACCTATACAATATTGGATAGCATTAGAACCTGACTCTGAATTTTAAGGGAGGTTATAATGTCCGATTTTTTGTGGGTTGAAAAATACCGTCCTAAAAAAATTAGTGAGTGTATTCTTACACAAGATTTAAAAGAAACATTTACTAACTTTATCAAACAAAAAGAAATACCTAATCTACTATTATCCGGTAGTGCTGGTATTGGTAAAACTACCGTAGCAAAGGCTTTGTGTGAAGAACTTGGCGCTGACTATATTGTAATTAATGGTTCAGACGAAGGCCGTCATATTGATACATTAAGAAATCAAATAAAAAACTTTGCTTCAACGGTATCTCTTACCGAAGAATCTAATCATAAAGTTGTCATAATTGACGAGGCAGATTATATGAATGCTGATAGTGTTCAGCCTGCTTTAAGAAACTTTATAGAAACATTTTATAAAAATTGTAGGTTTATATTTACTTGTAATTTTGTAAATAAGATTATACCAGCTTTACATAGTCGTTGTACCGTAATTAACTTTCAGATTACAAATGGTCAAAAAGTAAAAACAGCAATGGCCTTTATGAAACGAGTTGAAGGTATATTAAAAGATGAAAAGGTTGATTTTGAAAAGAAAGTCTTATCTGAACTAATACAAAAACACTATCCAGACTTTAGAAGAATATTAAATGAATTACAAAGATATTCTGTTAGAGGTAAAATTGATAGTGGTATCTTGTTTAGTATGTCAAATGAGAATATAAAAGGTCTTATAAAGACACTAAAAGAGAAAAGATTTAACGATATGAGAAAGTGGGTTGTTCAAAACCTAGATAAAGAGCCTTCTCATTTATTTAAAACAATCTATGATTCTTTATATGCTAATTTAGAAACAAAGTCTGTTCCTCAAGCGATATTAATTTTAGCTGGCTATCAGTATAAGTCCGCTTTTGTTGCCGATCAGGAGATAAATATGGTTGCTTGTTTAACTGAAATAATGGCAAGTTGTAAATTTAAGTGAGGATAGAATGGCTAGAAAAACTTTTTGGCGTAAATTAATCGTAAAATTTAGAATGTGGTGGGCAGATATTAGAGGTCACCACGGTAAAGTTTGGGATTATGAACCTGGCGACTACTATATGGGCAGTCATAAGGGTCACAAAAAACACGAAAAAAAATAATGTACGAATTGAAAGATTATCTTAATGCTATTAATTTTAGCAAAGAGAAATTATTAGACACAGACGATATAACGTGGGAAAAGAAGTATCCACCTTATATTATTAACAAATGTCTATCAATGCATTATGATTGTATTGCTCAGGCAAACGAGATAAACGGCTTTCATTTTCTTCCAAAGAAAATACAATTTCACTTTTTGATAAATAGTATCCGAAAGAGAAAACGATTTGGCGGTAAATGGTTATCATCTACCAAGTTGACTAATTTACAGTATGTAAAAGAGTATTATGGCTACAGTAATGAAAAAGCAAAAGAGGCTCTCAACATACTAAACGACAAACAAATTGAAGAAATTAAGTTGTCCTTGAACAAGGGCGGGAGAAAAAGAAAATGAGTGAACAAGAAATACAATGGTCGCCTGAAAGTATGTTAGAGGTTACAATCAAACAGCCAGACGACTTCCTAAAAGTTAGAGAAACTTTAACAAGAATTGGTGTAGCATCCAGAAAAGATAAAACATTATATCAATCTTGTCATATTTTACACAAACAAGGTAAATATTTTATAACACACTTTAAAGAATTATTTGCTTTAGATGGCAAAAAGGCCACATTAGTTGAGAACGATATTCAAAGAAGAAATACAATAGCAATTTTATTACAAGATTGGAACTTAATTGATATAGTTGAAAAAACAAATGTTGAAAATAAAGCGCCTTTAAGTCAAATTAAAGTATTACCATTTAAAGAGAAAAAAGAGTGGACGCTATCAGCTAAATATAATATAGGTAAAAAAGTTGAAGAAAAAAAAGAGGAAGTAAAAGATAGCGATAATGGAAGTACCGAAGTTTAAAGAATTTATTACAGAAACAGATGTAGGTCGTAGAGATAAACCTATCACCGTGGCTATGGTAACGGTGGCTGACTCAAAAGACCCTAAAGAAAATACAACTGCTGATCTTATACAAAAGGCGTGTAAGAAAAAAGGCATTAAATGTATTATTGTAAATACTAAATCTACAATCATCACACAAAAAGACGAAGATAAAAATACTTTGACCGTTTATAACTATGACGGCAAAAACGGTGAACATACTTTTACAGGTAGAGACACCGTTTGTATAGTTAGAGGTGGTGCTTTAGAAGATGAGGCAGGATTATCTTTAATATCATCTTTTCAAAACTCACAAGCATTTATGATTAATACTAGATCAGCAATGTTAACTTGTGATAATAAACTTACATCAGCTTTATTATTTGAAAAGTATGGTCTACCTACGCCACGTACAGCTTTTGTATCTAACGAAAGTAATATAAAAACAGCTTTAGATAAAGTTGGTGGTAAATTTCCTATTATTTTAAAAACGTTAACTGGTACACAAGGTGTTGGTGTAATTAAAATAGAATCATATGAAGGCCTTGTTGCTACTTTACAAGCAATGTGGAAATTAAAGGCTGAAATGATATTACAAGAATATATGCCTAGTGATTTTGATATTAGAACTTTTTGTGTTGACAATAAAATATTTGCTAGTACAAAAAGAACTCATAGTAGCTATGACTTTAGATCAAACACACATAGAGGTGCTGAGGCAGAACCTTACATATTAAGTGATGAAGAAAAAGAAATAGTTTTAAAAGCGGCTAGAGTTTCCAGAGCATATATGGTTGGTGTTGACCACATCATACACAAAGGTAAACCTTACTTACTAGAAATTAATGGTAGTCCAGGATCAGGTGCTGATTATGAGGGTTATCAACACAAAGATTATTACGCTGATTCAGAACCAGCGGGCAGAATAGATGGCGAAAAATTAATGGCCAACGTTGTAGATTGGTTTTCAGATAGAGCACATTGGGATAGACAATCACTTATAGAATGTGGTTGGTTAGAAACAGTAGATATTGAAGACATAGGTAAAGTAAGAGTTAAGTTTGATACAGGTAACGGTTCAAAGGCCTGTGCCTTACACGCTGATAAAATTTTAGATGACGGTAAAATAGTTAAATGGAAATATGATGGTAAAACTTATAGTAAACCTAGATACGGAAAAAGTGAAGTGTTTAGATCAAACGCCACAGATGAACCATCAGAAATAAGACCAACTATATTAATGGATATTACATTTAATGGATTTACATACAAAGACGTAGAAGTAGGTTTAGATCAAAGACCTAGATCAGGTTCAGACTTACTAGTAAACAGAGATTTAATGAGATTAATGAATTTGAGTGTCAACCCTAATAGAACTTTTGTATTAAGTAAAAGGTTGAGACCAATTGAAAAGAAAGGCCAACCAGATAATATCGGATTTGCTAAGAAATAACATTGACTTTTTAGTTAAAGTATGGTATATTATAATGAATAAGGAGAAATATTATGTCAAGTGATATAAAAATATTAAGATTATCTACTGGTGAAGATGTAATCGCTAAAGTAGGTGAAAACGACCAAGGTTATAGTTTAAAACAATCGTTTGTTATTATACCTCAACAATTAGGTCCTGGAAAACCAGTACAACTAATGATGTCTTTGTATAATGCTTATGGTAAAAGTGATACGGTGACTCTTGCTAAAGATAAAGTTGTCTTTATGACAGACCCTAAAGATGAGATATTAAAATCTTATCAACAAAATACCAGTAGTATTATTCAAAAGCCTGGATTAATTACAGAGAACACAGTACCAAAACTGTAATGATAACAGTTTATTTTATGAGAGGACAGGAAAAAATTCCTGTTCAAGTTGAAGAAGGTATGAGTTTAATGGAGGCGGCTAGAGATTACGCTAATCCTTCAATAGATGAAATACCGGCTGATTGTTCAGGCTGTTGTGCTTGTGCTACTTGCCACGTAATTGTAGATAGAGATTGGATTACTAAAGTTGGCGAGGCAGATTATGACTCTGCTGAAACAGAATTAATTGAATATGAAAAAGGTTATGACAGAATGAGAAGCAGATTAGCCTGTCAGATACAATTAGAAAAAAAACACAATGGTTTGGTGGCCCATTTACTTGATAACCATAAATTGTAATTTCATTTTAAACACATATGAGTGTGTTTAGAGGGGGATTAGCTCAGTTGGGAGAGCGCCTGATTTGCATTCAGGAGGTCGCAGGTTCGACTCCTGTATCCTCCACCAAAATTTATTATGAACTTTTATAAATCAGTTATTGAACATAGAGGTAAATTACTTGTTCGTGGTATTCACGGCGGTAAAGATTACAAAGAAAAGTTAGACTTTGGTCCTACTTTGTATGCTCTAACACAACAAGAAACTGAATATAAAAATTTACAAGGCCAATATTTAAAACCTATCACATTTAAAAACATAGATGGTGCTCGTAAGTTTAGACGAGAAGTTGTAACACAAAACTCACCAATCTATGGCCTTGAAAGATACCATTATCAATACATTGGCAAAGAGTTTCCTAATAATGTAGAATGGTCAAAAGAGTTTATTAAAATCTTTACACTTGATA